TAATTCATCTGTTACAGATTTAGAATTAATAGCTTTAGCAGATTTAACACCAACATCTTCAAAAGCTGTTACAACCGTATCTGTATTTTTTGTTGTTGTATCTTTTATTACTTTAATTAATTCTAAAACAGCATCTATAATTATTTTAAGATTTGATGATGCTAATTCCATTTTTTCTTTTGCTATACCAGATATATTCTCTATGAAAGATTTTAAATTATTTCCAAATTTAATCAAACCTTCACTAAATTTAGGTAAATTATCTTTAGCTTTATTTAAATCTAATTTTCCAAGATCGGCTAAGCTTTTAATAACATTCGCAGCAGAATTTACAGAATCGGTTTTATCTCCGAATTCACCAAGTTCTGAAATAAATCCTTTGACACCTTTTGCAACATCTGGCATAGAATCAGCAAATTTTTTAAGACTATTATCACCAAATATCTTAGCCCATAATCCATCTTCGTTAGGTATTTTCTTTGCAGCATCAGCAATAGCTGTTATAACTTTACATGCACATTCTGTTGTTGATACTTGACCTTCTGAGAATTCGCCTAAATTATCTACAAATTCTCTTATTTTTGTTCCAATAGTAGGTAATGAATCACCAAAACTAGCTAAACTATTATCACCTAGTATTTTAGCAACCCAACCACCCTCATTAGGTAATTTACTAGCAGCATCGGCTAAAGCACTTATAGCTTTACCAGCACATTCTACAGTTGATACTTGACCTTCTGAGAATTCGCCTAAATTAACAGCAAATTCTGATAAATGGGTACCTAATTCTGGAAGTTGTTTTCCAAATTCTCCTAAAGAAGATCCTCCGCCAGTAATAAAATTAGTAATGCCTTGTAGTAATTCAGCAGCAGTTAATGATAATATAGCTCCAGATAAAGATTTTATACCACTTAACATTTTATCGTTTAAAGTACTAGCTATTGTAAAGAATGGTAAAGCATTTATCATAAATGATGATAGTTCTTTACCTAATTCTGCAAATCCAGAACCTCCTGATAAGAAAGTTCCTATAGCAGATATTAATTGAGCAGCTGTTAATAATAAAACTGAAGCTGATAATATACCAACACCTTCTAATACCTTTTTATCTACTAATTTTACAGTAGTTATAAAAGGTAACATATTTATCATAAATTGAGATAAATTCATACCTATTACTGGTAAACTAGATGATACTTGTGTTAGAATTCCTCCAACAAAAGCACCTAACATTTCTCCAAGACCACCAGCTAAAGATATTAATAAAGATAAACCATTATCTATAAATGTCTTTATTGATGGTAAATATGTTATTAATGCTCCTATAGCAATAGAAAATGTTAATAAAACACCCATTAATGTAATTAAACCACCAAGTGCTGAAACACCAATTAAAGCTAAAGGTCCTATAACACCTATTTTAAATAGCATTTCAGTCATTACATTCATTATATTAATTAATGTATTTATATTAGATTCCACATTTTGGATATTGTTCATCAACGCTAATACACCAATTACTCCTAATAATACTACTAATAAACCAGCTAAACCTAATAAACCAGTAGCTGCTAAACCAGCAGTAGCTGTATATAATAATCCAACAACAGTTACTAATATTAATACAACAGTTAAAGCTCCTAAGAAAGTAGCTAAAACCATAGCATTTTTATCGGCATTTTGAATTCCTGACATCAATTGTAAAATACCAACTAATCCTAGTAACACAACTAATAATCCAGCTAATCCTAAAGCTCCTAATAATGCGTTTTTAACATTTGGACCTACTTTATCTAATATAGCCAAAGATAAACTCATTGTTGTTAATAAAACACCTACTGCTATAGCAGATTTTATTGCAGATTCAGCGTTAATAAATGATAATCCAACAACTATTCCAGCTATTAATGCTATAGCACCTACCATTACTGCTAATTGTTTTAAAGTTGATGCTTTAATATTTTTAGCTTCATGTTCCATTAAAGCAAACATACCCATTAATATTCCCATAGCAACAACAGGTCCTATTAAACGTTCAGCATCGATTAATGATAATAAACCAATAGCTAAAGCAAAAACACCAATAGCTACAGTCATAACAATTAATGATTTATAAACATCGTGAGCCGTACTAGTGGCTTTAACTAATCCCATTACAAATAATGATAATAAGCCAACTGCCGTAATACCTTTTGCTAAATTAGGTAAACTTATTATACTTAATAATGCTGCTGATAATGCCATTACACCAATAGCTGCAGCTATACCAAGCATAGTTTTTCCTATATTTTCTACAGTTCTTATACCCATTGATTTCATGAAAATCATTAAGCCCATAATCATTCCGGTAAATAAAGAAACTGCAACTATACCTTTAGCTAAATCCGCTACTTTCATTCCTCCTAAAAGACGAACCGTTATACCCATCATCGTAAATGCACCAGCAATAGCGGCTATAGATTTACCAACTTTATCTATGTTTTTACCACCAGCGGTTAATCTGGTAGCAGCCATTAATCCAACTATTATTCCAGATAAAACAGTTATGCAAGCCATACCTTTAGCTAAATCTGATGGTTCCATTTTACCTAATAATTTAACAACTCTAGCCATTATATAAAAAGCAGCACTAATAGCTAATAAACTAATACCTATTTTTTCTACATTTTTACTACCCGTTAATAATTTTGTAGCAGCCATTAATCCTACTATTATACCAGCAAAAGCAACTAATGCTAAAGTACCTTTAATTATTTGACCTGGTTCTAATTTTCCAAGAGTTTTAACAACACTGGCCATTAATTTGAATACTATACCAATAGCTAATAGTGTTCCAGCAACTTTAACTATATTAGCATTACTTTTAGATATTATAAGCATTATAGCTATAAAAGCTAATAGCATTCCGCCAAAAGCGATTAATGAAGTTAAAGAAGTACCACTTATTTTTGATATTTTCTTTAATGCTGAAGCCATCATTGACATGGCAACACCTATTGCTAAAACAGTTAATGCTAATTTTCCAAATTCCATTGCGTTCTTTTTACCGAATTTTCCAGCTAACGCAGTTAAAGCAACTAATATTAAAGCTAACGAAGCAATAGCACCAACTGCTATAAACATTTTTCCAGTATCCAATTTAGTTAATAACCAAACAGAAGCCGCTAATATAGCTATCGATATAGCTAAATCTTTTACAGCAGATCCTATTAATTTATATCTAACAGATCTTAAAGTACCTTGAAAAGCTTGTAATGTATCACCAAATTCATATATAATATAATTTAAATCATTTAAACCATTAGCTAATATAGTTATAGCTCCTGCTATTTTTATAAATACATATACCATACTTCCAGTTAAAGCAGCGACTAATATAGAACCTATGTCTACATTTTTAATAATATCTATTACTTTATCGAGTATAGCTTTAAATAATTCATAAAAATATCCAGCAAAATTCTTAACACCGTTATATAAACCGGCCATTACATTTTCGCCTTGTTCTTCCATTACTTGTGATGGTGAATGAATTTTAAATATACGTTTAAAGGTTTCTAAAATAATATTGGCAACCCATGATATTCCTTCTATTAATTTATTTCCACCATAAGACAAACCTTGCATTAAACCATCTATAAGATAAGTTCCTAGTTTACCAGCTTCTTTTGCTAATGGCAATCCTTTAAACCATTCTCCAACTTTTCCGGAAGAATTTTTAAATGTTTCTGATAACCAATCTATAACATTTCCAAATTTATCTTTACAAAATACTTTTATTTTTTCAAAAGCATTAACAAAAGTGTTTATCAAATATTCACTTAGTTTTCCAGCAGCTTTAGCATCTTTAGCTCCTTGCCACCAACCTAGTAATGCTTTTTTAGCATTATCTAATTTTTCTTTTAGTTTATCTAAAGATATATTTATTTTAACATTGGCTCTAAACCATTCGTATATTGATTTTGAAATTTCTACTATTTTTTCAGTTAACCATTTTATACCTTCTATTAAAATATTATTTTCTTCTACCCATTCTACAAATCTTGCTAAAGCGTCTCCAACAAATCCTGTAAATTCTAAAACAGTCATACCTAAACCTTGTAATACAGCTTTAAATACAACCCAAACTACTTTTCCAACACCACCAACAAATGATGTTACTATTTTAAGAATGGCAAATAAACCTTTAAATGTATTTTTTAGATTTTTTAATCCTCTTTCATTTTCAGATATTTCTTTCAAACGAACACTAAATTTGTATATGTTATCTAATATCATATATAATTCAGCGCCACCAAATGGATTAAATACTTCACTCCATGCTTTTTTAGCAGCACCCGCTATATTTTCTAAAACAGCCCAAATATTTTGTGCAACACCATTAAATTCGTAATATTGTTCTCCATTTTCATCTATAGCGGTTCTACCAAATAATAAATCGTGACCATTTGCATTTTTCATTTTATCTATTATTTCATTGATAGATAAACCATATTTTTTAGCTGCTCTTTGAAGTGATTGATACATTCTTATTTCTTCTTCACTTAATCCAAGAGCTTTTAAACGTTCTTCTGACAAATTTTCTATATCATCTATTTGTTCTTTAGTTAATTCGTTTTGTTCTTCTTGTACTTCTACAACTTCAGATATAGCTATTCCATATTTTTCTTCAGCTTTTCTTACACTATCGATAGTTATTTGATCTATAACAGTATATCCTTTTCCATATCCAGATATTTTTTCTGTTTCATTTACTAATTCTTGAACTACTTTCGCATTCCATCCAGCTTCTTCTAATAAAGGAAAACGATATGGTTGGTTTTTATAATCTCCCATCCATACTTTATATACTATATCTTGATATTCTTCTAAAGTTCTTGTGGTTGATTTTACTTTATCTGATATATCTTCCATTACATCAACTACTGGGTTATTTGAAATTTTATCCCATAATGCTGAAAAACCTTCGAAATTAAAAGCATGTCTAATTATTTCTTCTAAATCATTTATAGGACTTACTACTGTATCCCATAAAGTATTAGCAAAATCAGTCCACATTATTTTTTGCTGTTCATAATTTCCAAAAATATCAGAGAAAATTCTCATCCATGTAGTACTTGATGCATCTGCTGTTGCATCTATAGCTTCTTTAAACGATTTAGCTTCTTGTGCTGATCTAAAAGCTTTAACTGATAAATCGTCATAATCATTTGCTAAAGCTCGTATAGCTTCAGATGCTGTATCATATTTTCCTTCTTTAACAGCCTGATATGCAGCTTCTGAAAGTTTAGCAAATCTACCAAAAGCTAATTCCATTACTTCGGTATCAGCCCATTTATCTTTAAGTGTATCATTAAAATTACCTACAGTAACTGTGCCTTTTTCTATTTTTCCTAATTCTTCACCAGCTTTAATCAATTCTTCTGTTAACTGTTTAGAATTAGCTCCAGCTAATTGTACTGATTTCCAATCCATTAATTGTAAATAACCAGCACCATATGACTGATTTAAATTATAAATTACTCTACTAAATTCAGCAGCACCTTTACCAGCAAATGCTGTAGCATTAGCAATACCTGTAATCATTGGTACTAACTTTTTGATATCTCCACCAGTCGAGGTCATCTGTGCCAAAGCAGAAGTCATATCAGTAAAACTGTAACTAGTTTCATCTGAGAACCACATTAATTGTGATAAATATTCATCTATTTCTTTAATGCCTAATCCTGTCGAATTAACCAAAGTTTGAACAGAACCAACTTTTTGGTTCATCTTTTTCCAACCTTCAGCAAATTGATCAACAGTCATAGATTTAGCAATTGATATACCAGCATCTATAGCAGCATCAGTTAATCTAACTAAAGTTCTTATACCAACTATCTCTAAAGCACTAAAACTATTTGTAACTGTTACTAAACTAGACGTTATTCCACTAACATCAACATTAGCATTTCTAGCAGCTTTAGAAACTTTTTCTAATCCATCATATGATCCTTTAATATGTAATGCCGATTTTAATTTTTCTAAAGTTGATATAGAAGTCCTTGCATTTCTTTCAAAGTCTCTATTATCAAACTTCATTTCGACTATTTTATGATCTATTGTAGTAGCCATTATTTACGAACCTCCTCCCATACTTTTGAAACTAATTTCTCAAATATTGGTTTTAATGCTGGATTAATATAATCTACTCCTTCTATCCAACCACCATTTATAGTATTATGTCCATATTGTATTACTATAGCAATAGGAACACCTTGATTAAAATTAGTATTGTTAAAAACAAGTTTTAATATTTGATCTCTGGATTCTCTTTCTATACTATAATACCAAGATTGAGAAGTTTTACCAGTATCTTTTGGTGTATATTTTTCTAAAGCTTTTACGCCTTCTTTTCCATATCTATCAAGTTCACCTAATTCTAATTTTTCAAGTGATTTTTCTAAAAGACTATTTAAATTTTTAAAATCACCTTTTTGTTTTATTATAATACCTGACATTAATATACACCTCTCTTTTTATTCACAATAATTTAAAGAAACATATCTAAAAATATAATATGCTTCTTTAAGTTAGCGTAAACACTAACTTATTTTATCCAGTAGTATGGAGTTTACTTCTACGTGCTGCATTTAAAGCAGCATTTCTACTCATCAGCTCTTTCTTACTCATTTTCTTAGGTGGGGTTTGCTTTATGTTACAAACATTTATCAAAGTTAATAAACGATTTAAATGCCATCTTTGACATTCCATTGGAACATTTAAAGCTATCATCCAATAATAAATAAGTTCTGATGTTACTACTTCATTATTTTTCTTAAGATTATTATTTTTATTAAAAGTAGTAGCTGTCATAGGAGCTGATATATAATCATTTATTTCTTGAATATTTTTAGTAGTTAAAGCGTTATATGCTTTTTCATCAATATTCTGAGTTATGGTCATACACCTAATATAATCTAAAGTTTGTTCTACTGTTTTTTCTTTAGTAGACATAAAAGGTATATTCCATTTAGATTCCCATTTTGACAATGAAACAAGAGAATGTTCCAATTGAATGTTATATTCTTTTGTTTGAAAAAATTCTTGAGTTTTTTCATCGAACATTTCTCTACTTGGTATAGTTATTTTTAACACATTCTCTTACCTCCATTTTAATTATTCAGATACATTTTGAGTATTTTCTAATACAGCTGGTTGTTCAACTATAGAATTACCAAGTAATTGGGCTTCAATTTCTTTTTGTTGTTCTTCAGATACTTCCATATCAGAAGGAATAATTCCATTTACAAAATCAGCAGCTGCTTTTGAATTACTTGCTAATTCTACAAATAAATTAGAAAAAGCTTCTGTTTGAGAAAAAGCTATTGATAGAGGATTTCCTTTTTCATCAACTTTCATAAATCTTTTACCATCTAAACTTTTCTCACCATAAGCTTTAAGAATAATATCCTTAAATATTCTAATTATTTCTGGCATGTTTTGAGTAGTAACTAAAGATGCTATCATTTCAGCTAATCCTCCATTAGTACCCATTTGCATTTCCATTAATTCAGCTTTAGTAAGATTAAATAAAAACTCTTCTTCCCTTTCAATTCCATTATAATCTGTATATTTTATTTTCTTTTTTAACATAAATATTCTCCTTTCAAAATTTTAAAAAAAAGGGGTTGTTGGAAACACGTCCATTAACCCCTTAAAATATAAATTAATTATACTATCCAGCAACAACAGTGATAGCTTGAGTAGCTGTTTTAGTAGCTCCACCACTAGTAAAGCTAATAGTTACAACTTCATCAGCAACAGTTAATGCAGCAGTTGGTGTATAAGTATAATTTGTTACAGCTCCTGAAGTTGTGTCTTCATATGTAGCTGTTACAACCATACCAGTTGGATCAAATGTTTCTCCAGCAGTATAAGAAACCTTAGTTGGTGCAGTAGTGATTGCTATAGAACTAACTTTCTTACCATTAATGATAGATAATACTTCATCAGGTAATGGTAATCTAGAATCATTATTTTCATCACCATATAAAATAGCTTCTAAACGAGCTAAAGCTTCTGATCCTACTTTAGTTGAATCTATAACTAAAGATGCAGTTGGTTTGAAACCTGTAACTTCTACTGGGGTTGTTGATAATTCCCAAGAGAAATTAATAGCATCTGGAGTATCATTTACAGTAGCATAAGCTTTCTCACTAGGAGCAGCTAAAGCACCATAAATAATATGAATCTTATAACCAAGATCTGGATCGACATCATTACCAATTTTAGTTTGATAAGATAAACCAAAAATGCTTCTCTTTTGTTGTCCAATAGACACACCATCGGTTAATACACCTTCACCATTGCATGCAGCAAAAGCATCAGGGTAAGTATAAGCTTCAACAGTAGCACCGAATTCTTCTGTTGACATTAGATTTAAATACTTAATGTTATCAGCATATAATGGAGTAGCTTCAGCACCACTTGGATTTTCATTAACAGCAGTTAAACCATTCCAAGCAACACCTGTTTCATATTCTCCACTTTTTTGTGGATAAAGTACTCCTTTGCTAACACCTGTTTCATAGAATCTTTCTCCAATTTGATCCCATTTAATTTTAGACATTATAATTCCTCCTTCTTATTTTTAATAATATAATACGATAACGTCATGATTTAAATTATCAGAAACGAAATGTCTGTCAAAAGAAGACATAGGTAAACCCATTATCTTCTCTATAACAGCGTTATCTGGTTTTTTATCAATTACTGTAATCTGATATCTAGTAGTATTACGGTAATTAATATTATCTGCGTGTATGCTATCCATATCTAAACGATGATATCTTATACATGGATATACCATTTTAAGATTTTCTGGAGGTTGATAATATACATTTGGAGATTCGAATAGCTCCTCTAATTTTTGTTGCAATTCTAATCTTCTATTCATGATATAAACCTCCCAACGTTAATATTAATCTTGGATACTTAACTTCTACATCATTGATTTTCCATTTAGCACCCATGAATATAACATATCGCATATGTTGGAAATTTTCATTGGCATATGGGTCGGCTATTATACTGATACTATTATTAACGTTAATATTATCATTAACTTTACCTATAATACCCATGTCCATATTACCATATGATTGGTATTTGCCAACATTTCTTAATAAATCACCATAATATGACTTCTCAATAGTTTGCTCTTCCCAACATCCTGGTTCTGTTTGAACAGTCTTTATATAACCTATTTTCCCATAAAATCTAGCCATTTTGAATTTCCTCCTTATTCAGTAGCTAATGTTAATTCTTTTAAAGAAAATTCTTTTACTAAATCACCACTAGTTACTTTAACTACTTGATCGTTATTAGCTATTTTTAATACAATCAAACCATCAGGATCTAATTGAACAGGTCCTGAGAATCCGCCTATAATTTCAACAATTATTGGTTCTCCAGTATTTGTTGTATTATGTAAAGCTAAATAATTACCTGATTGTTCTTCTGGATTTCCACTAAACCCTGTATATCCAGTAACATATTTTAATTCACCAGTAATTTTTCCATCACCAACAACTATGTTAGATTGTAAATCAGCAACAAATTTATTAAATAAATTTTCATCAGCTGCTATATCTACATCAACTAATAGTTTAGCATCGAAAGATTTTACTTGTTTTGGTGTTGATATAACTTCATTATCATCCTCTGTTATAGTTAAATAAGAAACGGTAACGTCATCTTCGCCAACAGTTAAACCGATGGCTCTACATGCCATACCGTTATCTATAATAACTATATCGTTCATTCTAAATGAATGATCTAATGTTTTAGTATCAACTTTCTTAGTACATTCAGCATCAAAATATAAAAATCCATCAGCTTCGTTTTTTACATAAAATTCTATACCTTCAACATTAACATCAGAGGCTTCTTCTATATATTTATTATCCATAAATAATACCTCCTATATTTTTATTAACCAGATGGTTGTTCTTCATTAGAAGGTGAACCAGCACTAGCTTTTTTAAGAACTATAGCTGAATAAGGAACAGTTAAAGCACCTGACATTCTTGTTTCCATTAAATACTTCATTTGGTTATAATCGATATCGAAATCGTCGAACATATTTACAGATCCACCTTTGTCAGCTCCTGCAGTATAATCATTTAAATTAACAATTATACCATAGATACCAGTATAATTTTCCATTTCTGGAATTGTAACTATTTCTTTAACTCTTAAAGTAGTAGCTAACTTTTCAACAGAATCATAAATTATTCTACCATTTTGGTCTTCTATTAATAACATATCAGTTAAAGTATCTTCTGTAGTATAGAATGTTGGTCTACCAGAACCTTTATAATTCTTACGAGCTTTAATGGCTGCACGAATAAGTCCTTTAGTTACAGAATCATTTTCTGAATGACTATTATCAGAATTATTATAATCAACACCTTCAGTTACAGTATATTTGATAGTATAAATATCATCATCACTGATAATAGGTCTGATGTTTTGCTCATTTATTTTGTATGGATCAGAAACATCTCTACCATCACCTAGTAACATAGCTAATGCTAATTCTTTATCTAATAATTTACGCATTTCACGTTTTTGCCATGCAACAATATCGAAATCAGTAATATCAATTACATCATCTCTATCTATATCATTTTTGATATAAACAGTAGTAGGTGTAGTTACACGATTTAATAATGCCATAGCAATATTAACTTTCTTACTACCTTTAATATAACCTTTAGCTCTAGCTGTTTCTTCATTCATTCTTCCAAGAGTATTTTTAACTCTAGAGAATGGTGAATGTTTAACATCAGCCATAACTTTAGCTACCCAGCTATTATCCTTTTCAATAAGTTTTGGTTCTCTATCTAGATTATGTGCATCTGGAAATAAAACTGAATAATCATTATCATTTCCCCACTCAAGCCCTTCAGCTTCAGCATGTGCAATAAAACTTTCTTTCATTGAACCGTATTTTTTTGCATCAGCAATTGCAGCTTTAGCAAATTCAGAATGCATTAAAGCATTATCCTTAGTATCCTTATCAAATACATTATGTTTCATTTTTGAATCCTCTCCTTCTTTTTTATTTTCATCGGTTTTTTCTGATGCTGCCCCGATTAAAGCATATATAGCATCTTTTTGTTTATCAGTCAAGTTATTAAACATATCTTTGAAAGCTTTATTATCTCCCATTTTTCCGTTTTGTTTAACCTCACCAACAACAGTGTAAACTAAATCTTGTTGATCCTCAGTTAATGTATCTAAAACATCACCAATAGTTTCATCATCTGAATGTTCAATTTCACTGTCAGTATTTGTTTCATTATTTACATCTTCTGTTTCTCCTTCAGATTTTGTTTCTGATTCTTCTTCTTTTTCAGAAGTTTCCTCATTTTTTACCTCTTCGGTATTTTCTGACACTTTCTCATCACCTCCATTAGTATCTTCTTCAGATGAACCTTTTTCTGGTTCAGCTTCATTAGAAGCAACATCGATAAGTTCATCAGTATATATAACTCCCTCTTCTTCATCACCTGATTCATCACTATGAGTGATAACAGAATCTATGAATGCTCCAGGATTAGCACCTGCTAGTACAAGACTAACTTCTCTAATACATCCATGAATTACATTATTCATATGTGATTTAAGTTTGTTAGCATATATAGATAATTTATCGACATCTCCATTAAGAACTAAAGCTTTAGCAGTACGACCTGATTCAGTATCATTAAATTTACAATAAGCATAAACTCCATCATCTCTATTTTCTAATAGAGCATGTCCTAATACTTCATTAGGATCGTCATGTTGATGATTCCAAACTAATGGTACTTTTTGACCATCATTTTCTTTAAAAGCATCTTTCATGATAGTTCTACCATCTGAACATTCTATATTGTTTCTGGTAGCCCATCCACTAAAATCATACTCATTCATTTTGTTCTTCCTCCTCTTTCTTTATAAATTCATTATTCGTTATAGCACCAAGTCTATTAGCATACTTATTAGCATAAATATTACTATTTATTAACTGATCAGCCTTAGGATCATCTACAGGTTTACGTCCTACTATCTGTCTAATTTCATTAGAAGATAATATTTCATTTCTTGTAAATTTATCGGCTATTTCTGCTATTTGAGTTATAGGTGATAACTTAAATGGATCTCTAAAGAATAAAATCTTCTGCTTTTGAGTTCTAGCTGTTTTACTAATAAACTTTCTATCTATTTCTTCGACTAAACTAGAAATGATAGGCTCGATTGTACGAGTGAAATAATTATTCATCGTAGTATCGTCTGCTGTACCATCTAAAACGGCCTGCGATATACCTAACTGGCTGTAAAGCATACTCGTTAAATATTCGATTTGTTTCATAAGGTTATTTTCAGCTGGAC